AATTTAAATGTATCTTTTTCTTGAGTTAAAAAACTAATATGAAATTCTTGTGGATATTTCATAAAACCATGGCCATTATTCATTAGTCCAGCATTCCATGATGGTCGTGAATGTAAACGAAACATTTGTATAATACCAGCAACTTGTTTAACTTCATCTTCATTGCGAGGTCTTAACATAAACGTAAAAGTAAACCTACGAAAATCGACGCCTTGAAATAACATTTCCATATATGGATTAGATTTCATACTAACTAAAGAATCAAAACCATGTTGTATCTTATCTCCTTGAGAAAGAGCAGTTACCAAAGTTCCTAACATCCAGTTTGAACCAGTTACACCAAATTTACCAAGAATAGAACCGATAGCACCACCAGCACCACCAGATACAAGATTTCCAATACTACCAACAGCTCCCTGTCCAAGAGCTCCACTAAAACCAGCATCTTTTATTGCACCAACCCAGCCCATTTCTTCACCATTCCAATTAGCATTCTCAGTAAACTGAATATTGTTTGGCATATTAAGATACATACTTCCAAGAGTATTAATAGAACAGCCTTCAGCTCTTAATTTATTTTGTGCTGCAATATCATCTGCATTCGCATTGTATGCTCCACTAAGTGTTGAGCCGGTTGCTCCGGCAGCCTGACTTGTCTTATCCAAAAGATTACCAGCTAAATCTGATTCAAGTTGTTTTCTAAGTGCAACCTTATTAGGTCCACCCTTGTAAATATGCTCAAGTTCTTTCCTGGGTAATGTTTTATCAAACTCATCTTGCACAGCTTTTTTTCTTATAGCTTCTCGTTTTTTATACTCAGCACTATAATTATCTTTAATATATTGAACAGTTTTCTTCAAGTCTAAACCAACTCTTTTCATAACAGTAAACTTAATACACTCTGGATAAAAATTTTCTGGTTCTAAATCCAATGGATATACAAGAGTATCGAACTTTGATGGTTGATATGCACCTTGAGAATCAGCAGATGGCGTACTAGTTTTAACTTCTTTCTCACGTTCTACAACTTCCATATCTGAATACTGACCAGACCACTTGCCTGCTTCGTAACCTGCTCCTGCAAAATCGTTTCCAAATGAAGGCATTTCTTTTACTCCCTATAGTGTTTTAGCTCTTCTAAAAGTTTTATACCAAATCTTTTTACTTGCTGTTCTTCCACCACCAAGTGTTTTAAATCTTTCTGTCGGCACCATGATAGCCAACTCCCAATCCAATGGATGAACATGAATAACTTTAGATTTTATTTCTTCTGTTCTATATTGTCGATAGATTGCCTTGGCATCACGAAATCGTTTATTTGTCTGTATCATGCTTCTAAACTTTCGTGCCAAAAATCTAGTATTCTCATTATACTCTGTATTGTTCATAAAGACCAACATTTTTCCAAGTAATATTGCTCTACGTTTTGGACTAAGATGGTGAAAATTCAATCCCCACATATTGTCAGGATCTTCAGCAAGTAAAAACATTAATGGAAACTCATCATAAATTTCTTCTGGTTTATTTGGCCTATATCTAAAAAAATACATTCGGCCCAATCTCATATCAGAAATTCGTTTACCACCAGTTCTCAACATTTCCATTGAACGATAATTGAGTCCCTGTTCTAATGCATAATCGTGAAACCACTCTCTTGACAATTCAGTACGTTCAATAATACCTTGTTGTTTTGCGTGTTTGTGTGCTTTCTGAAAAAATGATTCTGATTTTAAAAAATCAATATGTTGATCTATAGTACGCATTACTTTTTCTTTAGTAACGCCCATTCTTCTCATTTCTGCGTCTGCTATAGTGACCCCTCTATGTACAGTACGAGTTGTTTCTTTTTGTGCAAAACCAGTTATCTTAGAACCTCGTTGGCCAATTTTTCCTTCCAGAACTAACTTTGGAAAACCAAGTGGTACTAAATGTTTATTATATAATGTAACTTCTTGCTTAGTAAATTTTTTAACTGCATTTGCTAACTGTTGTGAATTACCAACATCTGAAAGTTTTTTTAATCTTCCAAGTGTTAACAGTTTAGATGCCGCTTTAAAAAAGTTTCTAATACCAGGAACTCTCGCTCCTAATGCTAGGGCACTTAATATTACTTTACTTGGTGTTCTGTCTTGTATTGCCATTCTTCTTATATTTATAAGGTCTTGATGGAATATCCAACTCTTTTTCTGTTAAAATAACGAATTGCATACCACGTTTTTCAGCCCATTTACGAGCAGCCTTGAATTTACTCTGATTCACCATAAATCGTTTCAGATCATTCTTATACTTGATAGAGATTCTCTTTCGTTTCTTAGGGGGCCGACATTGACTAGCAGGCTTCACTTCAATGATATACTTCTTAATCTCTCCTTCTGGATTCTGTATCTTTACATAAAAATCAACAAAGTAGCGTCTGGTTTTCTTCTCAATCTGATTGTAGTATGGTATAATGACATTCTCTGAAGCCCACTCAAGAACTGATGGATGTCTATCAAGATACTTCATGTACTTGAGCTCCCATGATGATCTGTACACAACTTCTTGCAAATTTGCTACATATTTTGCCTTATTGTGTACTTTATATTTGCCAACGTGCTTCTGAAAATTCATATTAGATGTATAAATATATAGAGTCACTAATATTTATACGGAGAGTTATATGTCATTACTGGATAAAGCCATTGACAGAGCAAAAAGAGAAGTACAAGGCAGATTTATCGACCCTGCAATAGCTAATGGTGCAGCTCGAATAAAACAAGCTTTGTCTGGATTTCTTCCAAGAAAAGACCAAAGTTCTACGGCAAGAAATATTGATGATGTAGTAGCTAATGTACAAAGTGACTTTGCAAGACCTAATCTTTTTCAAGTAGAAATTGGAAAAGTTAAAGCTTCATCACAAAAACCATTTACAATAAATTGTTATCAAGCACAAATACCAGGTTCTAACATTCTAACAACTGAAAGAGATATTGGTTTTAGACAATTCGCATATCAACAAGCCTATGCAGATATTATTCTTGGATTTTATTCTAGTGGAAATTTGAGAGAATTAAAATTCTTTCAAGATTGGATGGATAAAATCGTAAATCGTAAAACAAAACATTTTAATTATTATAGTGAATATACAGACCAAGTTGTAATTAAACAATTAACTCGTCATGTTGGAAATCCAATGGCTGGTAAATGGATATTACATGATGCATATCCAAAACAAGTTGATCCAATTCAACTAGATTATGGAACTAATGATACTATCATATCTGTAAATATAACTATGACATATCGACACTTTACACCAAGCTTTCCAATGGTGCCAGTTGGTGATTCAATCACAGGGCCATTATATGCACCAAGTAGTCGTTCTGATTGGAATAAAGTCGATCCAATGCGTGAAATTAGAGAAGAAGGGTGGAAATTTGCAGGAGGAGGACATGACGATACTGAAGTAGGAGAAGGATAAATAATATTAACATCATTTTATATAGGAGTGAAATGAAATGGGATTACCAACAATTGCAGTACCACAATATAATTTAACCATACCATCAAATGGCAAAGAGATTAAGTATAGACCATTTCTGGTAAAAGAAGAAAAAATTCTTCTTATAGCAATGGAATCAGATGACCAGAAACAAATAATAGAAGCAACCAAAGACATTGTACAAAATTGCATCTATGGAGCTGACATTGATGTAAACACAATGCCGGCATTTGATTTAGAATATATATTCTTACAGTTAAGAGGCAAAGCTAAGGGAGAAGTTCTTGAATTAAAATATAAATGTCCAAAGTGTGAAGGTGAAATACCACTTAACATAAATGTAGATGAAGTTAAAATCATAAAAACCAAAGAGCATACAAATACAATTAAACTTGATGAAACTCTTGGTGTGGTTATGCGATATCCAGATTTAACAGTACAAGAAGAACTTGCTGAAATAACTAAAGACAAACATGAAATTGATGCACTATTCGATACGATTATACGTTGTGTAGATTACATATATGATGCAGCGGCAACATATCCAGCTAAAGACCATACAGAAAAAGAAATGCGTGACTTCATAGAGTCTTTAACTGATGAACATTTTCAAAAAATAGCAAAATTCTTTGAAACAATGCCTGCACTAAAACATGAAGTAGAACTAATATGTCCACAAAAAGTTAAGAGTAAGAATGGTAAAACTAATAAGAAACAAGATAAACCATGTGGCTATAGAGAACAACTAACTCTGGAGGGACTCGGATCTTTTTTCGGCTAGCCCTTTGTCAAGAGTCATTAGTAAATATGATTCAAACCAATTTTCAAATGGTTCAACATCACAAATATTCATTATCTGAACTAGAAAATATGGTGCCTTGGGAAAGGGAGATTTACGTTAGTTTATTAATTAAGCATGTGCAAGAAGAAAATGAACATAGACAACAGTTAATGCAACAACAGCAACAACAAAGAGGGTAAATAAAATGGCAGCACCAATAATCGCAGGAGCAGCTAGAGTAGCAGCAGGAGTAGCAGGAGCAGCTGTACGAACATCCAAAGATATGCTTAACGAAAAAGCTATGCGTCATAGTTTAAATCAAGTAGCTAAAACACAAGAAGCTATTCTAAGCTTTTTATCTTCTCAAAAAGAAAGTGAAGAAGATTCTATTGAAAATGCACGCGCACAAAAAATAAAAGACAAAGAAGAAAAAAAACAAACTGAGCAATTAGAAAAACTAAACGATAAAAAAGATAAAGAAGATGGTTTTCTAATGAAATGGATGAAGATCATTGGTAAATTTATTCTCGGCGCGCTTGTTATCTTTGGTTTACTAATGGTTCCTATGAAAATGTGGTCAAAAATTGGTGATTCATTAAAATCAATGTTCAAACAAGTCACAGAATTTTTAAAAGATCCGCAGAAAAAAATAGATGACATGATAGACAAAGCCCTTAAAAAGAAAACAGATGATTTAAGAAAACAATTTCCAAAAACAGCTAAGGTGTTGGATTTTGTTGCCGAAAATCCAAAAACAGCAGCTGGAATAGCCGCAACAGGAACAGTCGCGACTGCTTATACAGTCAAAAAAACAGCGGATGCAGCGAAGAATTTAGGCATAAAAACAGGTCGGGGTCTTTTAAACAAAGCAACGGGCAAAACTTGGAGTGGACTTAAGCCATCTGGTATGTCAGGAGCTGTAGCACCAGACTTAAAAATAGTTCCTAAGCCTGAAGATAATCCTCATGCTCGTAAACCTGGCGTTGGTGAATCACCAATGAAAACAACAAAGGGAACTAAAGCACCTAAAAAATTATCAAGATATGAAAAAGCAATGAATGTTATAAAACGTAATCTTGAAAAAGGAATTAATCTTGCAAAGGAAAAAGCTTCTCCTGTTCTAAAGACAGGCCTCCAATGGGGCAAAAATATTGGAGGAAAAGCTGTCTTACCACTAGTAGTAGGTGCGGAAGCTTTATATTTTAAATCCCAAGGTGATGATACAAAAACGGCCGTTTCAAAAGCTTTAAGTAGTGCTACATTCAATCTGGCATCTCCAGAACAAATTAAAAGTCTTATCAACGCCCCAAAAGCTTTTTATCGAGATGCAAGTAATGCTTATAAAAACTTGGGTAAAATAAAAACTCCAACATCATTTATGGCTAGAGAAATAGATGATTATGATCCAACAAAAAACCCAAGAAATGCTAATGCAGAATATTTCAAAATTCCAAAACCAACTGCAATCCAACAAGGCAAACCACTTGCTGATATGTCGGACAAAGTTAAAGCAAGAGTTTTCACACAACTACAAAAAGAACGAGGAGAAGTTCCTAGAGAAAGACTAGGGACCCATACATTAAGTCAACAAGACTTTAAATCAATTTTTAAAGCAATTGGCCAAGCTGAAAGTGGAGGAGATATAAGTGAAACAAATCGTTTAGGCTATGTAGGTAAATATCAATTTGGAGCTGCAGCTTTAGAAACTATTGGTTATATAAAAGCAGGGACATGGAAAAAAAGAGGCAAAAAAGGTAATGCTTCTCTCATGGCTAATGATTCTAATTGGGTTGGTGGAACAGATGCAGCTGGTAATAAACGCCCAGCTAATCTTGCAGAATATATGTCAAATGAAAAAATGCAAGATATAGGAATGTCAAAACTTGCTTTAAGTAATAGAGCTCAAATAATAAAAAAACTTGGTAAAGAAACATGGGAAGGACTATCTAAAAAAGAACGTGCCTTTATGATTGGTGGCGCACATTTATCGGGTGCAACAAGTATGGCTAATCAATTCAAAAGTGGTTCTTTCGATACAACAGATGCATTTGGTACTAAATCATCAACATGGGGAACAACAGCAGCTAATGCCGTAGGTGTTCCTAATGTAAGTGGACAGGCATTAAGTCAACTTAATAATGCTAATATAAAATTTGGTGGAAGTGGTGGTGGAGCTGGTAATGTAATTGTTGATGGTTCAGTCACTAACAATGTTACCAATAACAATTCTGGTGTTTCTGTTATGGGGAATACAGCAATTGACAAAAATGGTGATGTTAATGGAGTAACAATGTTTGCACATGAAGGTTTTAATTAAAGTGGGGAGAGCATGAAGCCCTCCCCGAAAGGTTAATCTTGTTCTGCTAACTTCTTGAAGTAGTCCAGAGTATCATCAGTCTTTTCTCCAGTAGCAACTGCATCATCTGTACTTTCTTCAATCGTACCAACAAACTCAGATGTACCATCACTATAATCTTTTCGAGCAATTACTGTATTGAAACGAGCTTCAAGTTCTGCATACTGCTTGAAGTTCTTTTCTTCAATAATTTCGTTTAGAGAATACTGTTGTCCCCAAATTTCTTC